CACAAACTTTATCTTTTGCTTGAATTAAATCATTAACCTCAGAATTACCAACATCAGAAAGAACACCATTTACAACTGTATCTGCTGTGCTTTCGCTGATCGCTCCCGTTGTTGTGTTATAACTTCCAGCCGTTACTTTTCTAATCGTCACAGAACCACCAAGAGCTTTTAAACTCTTAGATGCTGCTTTCTTTAGAGAGGAGGCAAGACCCATTACAAACTATATGCAATAACAGTTCCACTATCTAATTTAACGCTAGTTATAACGCCGCAAACCTCACCTGTTGCACTTACGCTGATCCCTGTTAAGTCACCTGTAATATTTTCAGCAACAAGCGTATTAATAACAGCATCATTTAAGGCAACTACTTTGCCAAATCTTCCTGTATGGGCGGCTGTATCATTGATAATTTTTGCTGCTGGGTAGTCGTAACCGTATCCCATGATTAA